CTTTATGTGGCGCGTGATGCTTGCAAGCAGATTATCTATGAGGTAACGGGTATCTCGGACATTCTTCGAGGCGCTTCGATGGCTTCTGAGACTGCTACGGCGCAACAAATCAAGAGTCAGTTTGCCTCAATCCGTTTGAATGACTTTAAGGATGACGTAGCAAGGTTTGCCCGTGAGATTCTGCGGATGAAGGCGGAAATCATGTGTTCCAAGTATCAGCCTGAAACAATGCTGAATGCTTCTGGGATCATGTACACACAGGACGCGCAACTCGCCCCTCAAGCTATCGAACTATTAAAGAACGAGCCATTGCGTAACTTCGCTATTGATATCGAGGATGACACCTTAGTTCAGCTGGACGAACAGCAAGACAAGCAGAGCCGCATTGAGTTTTTGCAGGCTTCTGGTCAGTTCCTTAACCAAGCGACACAAATGGCGCAACAAGCGCCGGAGCTTCTGCCTTTGTTGGGCGAAATGATGATGTTTGGCATTCGCGGATTCAAAGTCGGGCGAACAATGGAAACGACCTTTGAGAATACGCTTAACCAAATCACCCAAAAGCAACAACAAGCCGCGCAACAGCCTCAACAAGACCCCGAGATGATGAAGTTACAAGCCTCTCAACAGTTAGAGCAAGGCAAGATGCAGTTAGAACAAGCCAAGATGCAGCAATCTGTCCAGTTAGAACAAATGAAATCGCAGATTGAGCAAGCCAAGATGCAAATAGAACAAGCTAAAGCACAAGCGGATGTGCAAGCAGAACAAGCAAAGTTGGCGTTAGAGCAACAAAAAGTAGAGTTGGAACAATATAAATTGCAAGTCGAGGCAGAGGCTAAAGGCAGACAATTAGAATTTGAGCGATGGAAGGCTGAATTAGCAAGCTCCACCAGTATTGTTACGGCTCAAATCTCAGCTAAGGCAACGATGGACAGCGCATTGCTATCAGCACAGCAAGCAGCCTCAAATGAGGTGGCAGAAGAAGTTGGTGGGTTAGAGCAAGTCGCTCAAATGCACGTTGAGGCAATGAACAAGATAGGCGATGCAATGGCTTACCCGTCTAACACCGCAATCTAGGCGCGTATCAGGAATTGGTTAAGCCTGTCGTTCCTGTTCAAGCGCAAAGTATTAGCACAAGTGGCTCTACTGAGGCAAAGACTCAAGCAATCATCGACGCTGAAAATGATGATGAAGAAGCGTTACTAATGTTGATGTGAGGGATAGATGGACGTATCTGCAATCGGCACTAAAAAGCAATGGTGGCTAGACTTCTGGAACATCCCAGAATCAGAAGCAGAGGCCGCTTGGAAGTTAAAACTAGAGTTAGACGCTAGGGGATGCCATGAGGCGCACTTTGGGGTTATGTCTGACATTCAGCCCTATAAATCCCAAATCACTGGCGAGATGATTACCTCCAGATCAACCCACAGAGCGCACCTAAAAGAGCATGGAGTGGTTGAGGTGGGTAATGAGCAGCCCAAGGTTAGAACTTCCGAGCGTACAAAGCAGGAAAAGCAGGACTTACGCCGCGAGATTGCGGCAAGACTTGATTCAAAACGTAGTTGAACCATAGGAGATTGAAATGTTGGTAGAAAACTTGGCAACCCAAGATGCAGTAGTTAATCCAATAGCAGAGAAAACAGAATCGTTAGACACGCGAGATATTATCGCCCGTGAGATTGAAAAGCACGAATCTCCAGAACAGAAGGCGGATCGCACTCGTGATGCAAGTGGTAAGTTTGCCCCAAAGCCGGCGGTTACTGAAAAGGCCGAAGTCAAAGAGCCTACCGACAAAGCGGAAGTAAAAGACACTAAGAACACGGCTGAAACCAAAGAAACCACTGAGAAACCTGCCCGAAATCCTTTTTCAGCGTGGAAAAAAGAGGCGCAAGCAGCTTTGAGCGCATTGCCTCCAGAAGTGCAGAACTTCATCCAAGAGCGAGAAGGTCAATTCCATAAAGGGATTGAGAAATACAAACAAGAGGCGCATTTAGCTAGAAACATCAATAAAGCTATTGCGCCACACGTTGAATATATGCAACAATTAGGCGTAACTCCAGACGTCGCATTTGCCAATCTACTACAAACGGAGCGAACACTTCGTACAGGTAGCCCAGAACAAAAAGCGCAGATGTTTAGGCAGCTGGCGCATGATTATGGAATTGACGCATCCCAAGTGGCACAAATGCCATTTGATCCAAAGATGCACCAACTCCAACAAGAATTAGCTCAAATGCGTATGCAAATGAGCAATACCCAAGCCTCTCAACAGAGCGCCGAGGTCGGTGAGATTGAGCAGAGTATCGAGCAATTCTCCCAATCGCATGAGTATTTTGAAGATGTGAAGTTGCACATGGCTGACTTGTTAGACAAAGGCTTTGCAACAAACCTCGATGATGCTTATGCGAAAGCAATCAGACTTAATGACGAAGTATTCGGCAAGTACCAAGCTAAACAACTTGAGGAAAGCAAGCGCCAGGATGTTTTGAAAGCAGACCAAGCAGCGAAAGCTGCAAAGGCGGCGGCGGTATCTGTTCGGGGCGCTCCAACTGGAGTAACCCACAATCCTACCCCTGCCACAACTGAGGACGCAGTTCGTCAAGCGATGAAACTGCATGGGTTAATCTAAATAGGAGTAATAATCATGGCTTTTGCCAATACTGCAATCAGCGATATTATCGCCACAACAATCGAGTCTCGTACCAAAAAGGCACAAGACAACTTGACCAACAATAACGCGCTTTTGATGCGTTTGTCTGAGCGTGGCAACATCAAGACCGTGTCGGGTGGTTCGACAATCTTGCAAGAGATTTTCTACAACGACCCCAATACTAACTTTGCTGGTTCTTACAGCGGTTACGAAACAATCAATATCTCTCCAGATAGCCCAATTAGCGCGGCTCAGTTCACTCTGAAGCACTACGCTGATGCAGTGACTATCTCTGGCCCTGAGATGTTGCAAAACAGCGGCACAGAAGCAATGATCGAATTGCTGGCCACCCGCGTTGAAGTTGCTGAATCTCGCCTGCGTAACAAGATTGACTTGGACTTGCATGGTGACGGTACTGGCAACGCTGGTAAGAACTTGGTAGGTTTGTCTGCGATGATTGCAGCCTCTCCTTCTACAGGTACTTACGGCGGCATCGACCGCGCTTCTTATAGCTTCTGGCGTAACGTAGCTAAGACTGGCACTGCTGACTTTGGTGGTGCTTTGACTACCTCGACAATCCAGAACGCAATGAACAGCACTGCTTTGTCAGTAGTTCGCGGCACGGACCATGTTGACTTGATCTATGCAGGCACTAACGCATACTCCATGTACCTTGGCTCGCTGCAAGCAATCCAACGTATCACCGATGAGAAATTGGGCGCTGCTGGTTTCAGCTCATTGAAGTTCTACGGTGGCGCTGGCTCTGCTGACGTTGTTCTAGGTGGCGGTATCGGTGGCAATGCAACAACTTCTGATATGTACTTCATCAATACGAAGTTTGTTCACTTCCGCCCTCATAAAGACCGCAACTTCGTAGCAATCGGCGGTGATCGTCAAGCAGTCAATCAAGATGCAGTAGTTCGCTTACTTGGTTGGTCTGGTGCTTTGACCTGCTCCGGCGCACAGTTCAACGCTAAGTTGTCCATCCTGTAATTAGTCGGGGGAGCTAGACTCCCCCTTCTTGAATCTTTTTAAGGAGTAATTAAAATGGCTTATACCCCAATCAACCCTATCCTTGGCTTGCAACCTATCGCAGTAACAGATACGGTGCAAAACCATCCTCTCGGAATGCGTATCCAAGCAACTGACGCAACATACGGAGTTGGCGAGTTTATCTATTTGTCCGGCCTCGCTGCAACGGCTGTTGGCACTTGGGTGACTTACAATCAAGACGATAACACTACTACTTTGCTGGCTGCTAACGCAATCGGCCCAGTAGCAGTGGCTATGTCGGCTAACGTAGCTGGTCAGTATGGCTGGTATCAAATCTTCGGCAAGGCGGTAGGTAAGGCTTTGGCTGCTTATGCTGATAACGGTCTTGTCTATGCTACAGCTACCGCAGGATCAATTGATGATGCTGTAGTTGCTGGCGACCGAGTTAAACAGGCTAAAGGCGCATCCGCTGTTGGTACGCCTTCCGCTGGTTTGGCAGAGTTTGAGATTCAATATCCGTTCATGGATGACGCAACAGCAGCTTAATAATCCCACAGGGGGCGGGATAATGCCCCCTTTTCTCTAAGGAGTGAAAATGTCTGAAATTGCATATGTGGGCGACCCCGCAGGTGATGAGTATCTTGATGTAACGTTCTACAAAGGTTTGCACAATGAGAAAGAGATTGATTTTGTGCGAATTGCAGTACCGGGTGATAAAACCCTAACGATTGACACAATAGCCGATGAATCACACAAGCGACGATTCCGACGCAAGTGGGAAGCGTATGAAGGCTTACAGAATATGACTGGAACGCCAGTAAGTGAATGGGGCGATATTCCAGAAGGACTCCGAAACGAGTTCCAGTATCAAGGTTTCAAGTATGTTGAGCAGATTGCAGGCGCACCGGATTCAGCCTTTACCCGCATTATGGGGGGCGTACAATGGCGCACCAAGGCTCAAGCGTACATGAATCGCGGGAAAGTAGCAGAAAGCGACATGATTAAGCAACAAGCTGAAATGATTGCCAAGCTACAAGAGCAAATGAACGCTCTAATGGCAAGTCAAGAAGAAGCGCCTAAACGTGGGCGACCATCAAAAAGTGAATAGGTGAAAATATGGCAACTCTACTCAGTAACGTTCAAGATGTGTGTTTAGAGTTGGGGTTGCCTTCCCCTAATAGCGTAGTAGGTAGTTCAGACACCACAACCCTGCAACTTCTCTCCTTGATGAATCGAATAGGTGATTCATTGATGACAGAGAGGGATTGGCAGGTACTCTTTGCGGAGCATCGGTTTCAAACGGTCTATTACCAATACAC